CTTGGCCAGCAATCTTAACTTTCTACTTCGCAAGTGTAAATATCTATGGTTGGCTCAGGGCCATGGACTACATTTAAGGAAAGTTAAATGAGTTATAGCATCCTCAAGATGATTGAATTTAGTCTGGATTACCTGCTAAGGAACGAGCTCAGAGAGGATGTAGAGATACCCGAGGGTCCTGAAGCCAAAGCGATCATAATCAATTATGTTCGCAGGCGAATATCAGAGATCCAAAAACAGACTAAATGAATACAGAAATAAACTTGAATTTACCGATAAAATTACATCAAAATTGGTACATAAAGATACAGACCAACTTTTTCCTGCCACTGCAATTCATGAACAGCGAAGTGGTGGAACACACGGTGGGGCAACCATTGAGGGATTGGCTGGACGATTGCCTCACGGGCGATTATAACCTTAATATGCACTTCAACACAGGCGATCCCTACTATAATCTTTTACTGGAAAACGAAGCTGACGTGCTGACTGTGATGATGAGATACGGCAAATAGTTTTAGATAAATATATCTAGGAACTCATATGCCCAGATTAAGCCTTTACCGTGAAAATCACAGCAACGATTATAAATTCCAGGACAAACGCATCCAGGAAGTGTTCACTGCGGGCGGGGTAGGAATAAACATACACAAGTATCTGGGTCCTAAAGACAATGGGGCAATGACTGATTATACTGAACCACAGTATGCTAATCAGAGTGAAAAAAACATTCAGGATCTGTTGTTCCTGGAAAACCGCGATCGCAAGTATGATCTGGACGTTTATAATATGCGTGGCCATTACACCATACAGGATATAGATTTTAACCTGGCACAATTTGGTCTGTTCATCAACAACGACACGTTGTACATCACGTTCCACCTCAACGATATGGTAGCCAGACTGGGTCGCAAGATAATGCCAGGTGATGTGTTTGAGATGCCTCATCTCAAAGACTATTATCCACTGGATGAAACCATACCTGCTGCTCTCAAGAAATACTATGTGGTACAAGAAGCCACACGAGCAGCTGAAGGTTATTCGCCCACCTGGTATCCGCACATCTGGCGCTGCAAAGTTGTACCCATGGTAGACAGTCAAGAGTATCGTGATATCTTGGATCAACCTGCCAGTGAAGACAGCACAATGACACTGCGTGATATCATGAGTAATTACAATCAGAACATCAGCATTAATGATGCCATTATTACCCAAGCTGAAACAGATGTGCCATTCAGTGGATATAGCACCAACAGCTTGTACATATTACCCAGTAACAGTGCCATTAGCCCCACACAGGGCATACAGGGTTATCTTACTGGTGACGGCAACGCACCAAACGGGTTGACTGTCACTGCTGATGTGGCTTTTCCAGTACATCCCACGATGGGACAATATATCCTACGCACGGATTATTTCCCCAACCGTCTTTTCAGATACGATGGACAACGTTGGATAGCTATCCAGGATGTACAACGCCAGAATATGACTGGTGCCAACAATAAGAGCCAAATTGGAACCTTCATCAATAACAGTGCCACCACAAACCTGAGCAATGGCTTCGTTACCAGCCAGAAACAAGCACTGAGCAATTTGCTAAAAATAGCACCAGACAAGCTAGGATAATCCATGGGTCAATTTTTTTACGACAAACAGATACGCAGATTTGTCAACCAGTTTGTGAGATTTTTTAGCGAAACATACGTGGAATATGGTAATGATGTCAACGGCAATCCTGTGCTGTACCGTGTGCCAGTGCGTTATGCTGATACCAATCGCCAAGTGGCAGCTATCCTAAAACAAAATTCAGACAACAGTGTCAGCAGTGTGCCTGCAATGGTGGTGTATATCACAAAAATAGACTATGACAGGACCAGGATGCAAAATCCCACCCACGTGGACCAGAGACAGATCAGGACCAGAGCCAGTGATCCTGACACAGGCACAGTGGGTACAACGCAGGGGCAGGCATTCAGTGTGGACAGGCTGATGCCTGTGCCCTATAAGATAACAATGGTCATGGAATTGTGGACCACTAACTTCGATCAAAAATTACAGCTATGGGAACAGATCTGCAGCCAGTTTAATCCTGATATGGAGATACAGAGCACTGATAACTGGCTGGACTGGACCAGTCTCAGTTACATCTTGCTGACCAGTACCAATTGGACCACTCGTAACATACCAGTGGGTACCGACGAACCCATCGATGTCGCCACACTGACATTTGAATTACCCATTTGGTTAACCACTCCCGCCAAACTTAAAAGATTGGGCGTGATACAGAGCGTGGTTGGCAGCATCTATGATGCTAACGGAGATGTGATCCAGGCAGTAACTGATCAGATAGCTTTGCTGGGAAACAGGCAATACTTCACTCCCACTGGTTACCAGATAGTAGTCAACGATGGTATAGCCACGCTGTTTAATAGAGCTGGACCAGTGTTGAACAACAGCAACATAAACATACCCACTACAAACGGCGATCAGATCAAATGGGCACCAGTGATCAACAGTTTTGGCGAGATCAAAAACGGCTACAGTCTTTTGTATCTGACAGACAGCATAACTGAGAGATTAGTCACTGGCACTATAAGCTACGATCCTATGAACGAATATCAGTTGTTATTCACGGTAGATCCAGCCACCGTGCCTACAAATAATCTTTCCTCAGTAAATGCCATCGTTGATCCCACAGTTAACGGCCCAGGCGTGGGATTGCCAGCTGCTGCCACAGGACAAAGATACTTGCTCGTCAACGATTTAGGAAACACAAACAACCAAACTGGTAACAGTCCAGCGGCCTGGCAAAACACAAACGGCACTGGTCTGGTAGCCAAAGCCAATGATATTATACAGTACACCAGCGGCACCTGGAGCGTGGTTTTGCACCCCACTGCCACCACTCCCACTAAGTATGTTACAAATACCTTTAGTGGTATCCAATATATGTGGAACGGTGAACTATGGCAAAAAAGCTGGGAAGGTCTTTATCCCGAGGGATTCTGGTCCATCGTAATCTAACTGCCGCTGGTGCGTTGATCATAAGTGCCAAGACTGCTCGTGGTTTGTTCCTGTTGAGAGATCAAGACACATATTCTGACACCTGGGGGTTAGTGGGTGGCCAACTTAATCGCAATGAAACCCTGCAACAAGGGCTAGCCAGAGAAATAACAGAAGAAATAGGGTTTTTGCCCATAATACTAAAGACTATACCACTGGAACTGTTCAGCAGTCCTGATGGCCATTTTAATTACCACACATTTGTAATGATAGTTAAGAACGAATTCATACCAGAGTTAAGCAGCGAGCACAAAGGATATGCCTGGTGCAATCTAAACAATCATCCCAGACCACTACATCCAGGTTTATACAACAGCCTAAACAACGACATCATACAAGAAAAATTAAGTCTGATATTGGATCTGTTAGAAGTCGCCTAGCAGCACTGCTTCGCGAACAGACACTTCTTTAAAATTGGGCAGATGGGACAGATCCACACTTAAATTACTGGTATGCATTGTTCTCACTCTGTAAAAATTAGTGTTATTATATAGTTTTACCAGATCATGCAAAAACATATGGAATTTTCTAAAACATTCTGTGCTGGATGGAACCGCATACCCAGTCTGGCCAGCATAGACATTATCCACAGAGACGCCATCGGTGCCATCGAATCCCATGAGGAATACATTCTTAGCACCATCAAAAGCAGCCAGATAGGCAGCAGTGGTGCCAGCGTCCAGATAACTGTAATAGGGTACTAGATTGATCTGCCTGTGTGTGACCCACATATCATAACTGACAAAACATTTGTGTTGTTCTGCTGGGTTAATGGTCTGTAATATATCTGTGTTGCTTATCACAAAGTAATCAGCTGGTGTATCATTGAAAGCCAGGTTACAGGCATAGGTCATCTTGTAACTTTCTGCCAGTTTACGGCTATTGCTGTGTATCAACAGTTGCACATCTGGCATATTTTTACTAGGACCGTTGCCCACAACAATGGCTGATCTCATACCAAAATCTCTGGGCAGATCTCTGGGTTCAGATTTAACACTACGCATAGCGTCATCTTCCACATAAGTGACAATCTCACCAGTGTAGTCTCTGCGATAATGTTTTGTAATTAAATTTGGCATTTTGTTTCCGATAACTCCACTATTTATTGTTTACATAGAGCCATATGGCAGTGGGTTCCCATTGGAATTTTTGCTCATTATAAATCCAGGCTGGATCAAGCTGTGGTGGCTTAAACCTGTCGTGATCTGGCAGGTATTCATAACCTATGTCAGCAAATGTGCCTGGTTCAGCATAAAATCCTCGTTCACGGAAGTCAGTCCACTTCCACCGCTCAGGATCACCCCAAGCACTCGCATCTATGTCAGATTGGTTACTGACAATCACTTGTACAACTATGTTATTTTCATCTATCCTGGCGTAGTGTTTCATGTGATTATTTACTGGTTACCAAAAGCTGCTGATGCCGGGGTGAATGTTGACGTATAACGTGCTATACCATTAGTGATACGAATTTCATCAATATATCCAGACCAATATCTTGTTTGTCCAGTTTGGTTACCAATTATAATAGCACCCGTTCCCATAGGTGTAGTACTCAATGTTCCTGTTCCATCTGCAACTCCATCAACCCAGATAGTTACTGCACCTGCTGATGTCCTTGTAACTG